CTCTAACAGAAACAACAGACCCAGACGCAGTAGCAATGTCTACACCAACAACAGTTACAATTACTCTTGCTGAGTACGGTAACTCTGTTCTTGTAACACGCGCTTTGGAACTATTCAGCCTTGCTGATGTAGACCCAGCAATTGCTAACATCATCGCATTCAACCTAGCCGATTCTATTGACTCTGTTGCAATGACAACACTTCGTGGCGGAACCAACGTAATTTACTCAGGTTCAACTGCTACATCAACAGCAACAGTTACTGCTGCTGCAACACTATCTTCTGCAAACATCCGTAAGGCTGTTGCTAAGTTACGTGCTGGTAAGACAACTGCTCGCAAGGGCTCACTTTACTGGGCTGGTATTCACCCAGAAGTTTCACACGACCTTCGTGCAGAAACAGGCTCAGCAGGTTGGTTGCTACCAAATCAGTACGGTTCTGCACAGGACCGCATCTGGGCTGGCGAAATCGGTACATACGAAGGTGCTTACTTCGTAGAGTCACCACGTCTGTACAATACAACAGACGGTGCTTCATCTGCAAAGGTGTATCGCACAATTCTTGCAGGACAGCAAGCAATGGCAGAAGCCGTTGCTGAAGAACCACACGTAGTAATTGGTCCAGTAGTGGACAAGTTAATGCGCCACCGCCCAATGGGTTGGTACGGAGTTCTTGGTTTCGCTCGCTATCGCGAAGAAGCCCTGTACCGCATTGAGTCAGGTTCATCAATCGCTTAGTTGATTGACGCTTGTGTAGGGGTAGCAATATCCCTACACAGGAGTAAGTTCATTAAGGAGAACTAATGGCAACATACAAATTCACTACACCTTACGTCCTAGAAGGACCATCTGGTGGGCATCGTTTGTTTTACTTTGCCAAACTCCGTAAGGGAATAACCATTGTTAAAAGCGGTGGAACATATTCACAAGTTCGTTATATCCAAGATGATACTCAAGATGACTACGATGAAATCTATCGTGGTGGATATATACACACTGGCATTAGTGAGGCTACTAAAGCGGCACTTATTGCTGGTGGAGTAGAAGTTACAGAGGCAAACTTTACAGCAGAATAGGGACAAAATGAACTGCAATCATATTAGCAAAGTTCTTGAATGGGGTTTTGATGAAAGCCACGACTTTATAGCAAGTTTATGGGGTTGTGTTTTATGTGATGAAACATCTGATAAACCTTTTAAAGATGAAGATGACATTCCAATTGACCACGCAATGTGCGATGAAGATTGTTTCGGTTGCAAGGCAAAAGGATTACAACTTAATACAGGCGATGCAGGTAGAGATATACCTGACAAGAAATGGAACTCAGAACTTAAAGCATATAGAAGTGCTAGAGAACAGGGAATCCAACCTTCAGGTACAAGAATGCACGATATAGAAGCAGCACATCAAGCGTCAGAAGTATTGGGTCAAGCATACGATGGCGACACAATGATTAAGACAAAAGATATAACTCCCAAATCCGTAGAAATAATGAAAGAGATAGGACAAATATAATGGCTAAGATGTCACCTAAGATGATGAAGGCTTACAACATGGCAGAAAAGAAAGAATCTCCAGCAATGAAGAAGAAAGAAATGAAGGCTGGAATGACCATGATGAAGAAGGCTGCTCCAAAGAAAATGGGCAAGAAGAAGTAACATGGCTAAAAAACCTAATTATTTTCAGAACGTTGCCAATGAAGTTAATCAATCTATCAAGGCTTATCGTGATACTTTACAAATGAGTAACACCTCTGGTCCAGGAACTGATGCTCGCGCTAACGCACTTCGTGCTATGGAAGACAAGCAAACAGGTCAATTATTTGGTGCAGTCCTACAGGGTCGCCGTTACGACTCTAAAGGAAAGCAAATTAAGAAATGAAAAAGACCAAGATTCAAAAGGTTATGAAAGAGTTTAAGTCTGGCACTCTCCATTCTGGCAAGGGTGGCAAAGTAGTTAATAATCCTAAGCAAGCAATTGCTATTGCCCTTTCAGAAGCAAGGAAAGCGAAGAAAAAATAATGTCAGAGGCTTGGACACGTAAAGAAGGTAAGAACCCTAAAGGTGGACTCAACGCTAAAGGTAGAGCATCTTATAAAGGTGGCACTCTAAAGGCACCAGTTAAGTCTGGTGATAATCCTCGTAGAGCATCTTTCTTATCACGTATGGCTGGTAATCCAGGACCTGAACGCAAACCTAATGGTGAGCCAACTAGATTGTTATTATCCCTTAATGCGTGGGGTGCTTCAAGCAAGGCTGATGCTAAGTCAAAGGCAGCAGCAATATCTAAGAGAAACAAGGCTAAAAAATGAGTAAGTCTTCAACACATTATCTTAAGAGTGGAAAAGTATACACAGGTCCTATTCATAAGATGAATGGTAAACCTTTTACTGGTGCAACTCATACAGCATCTACCAAGCCGTTAACTCATACAAAACCTAAAAAGGCAAAGTAATGAAGAAAGCATTTTGGGATAAGAAGAACCCAAAGAAGAAATCAACACCACTGACACCTGCTCAGAAAACAAAGGCTAAGGCTATGGCTAAAAAGGCTGGAAGACCTTATCCAAATCTTGTAGACAATGTAGCAGCAAAAAGAAAATAATCAAAATAAGGGAGAAATAAAATGCCAAAAGTAACTATTACAGGACTTGCAACACGCACAATGGCAAAAGACCATAAAACCGTAACACCAATTCATAAGCCAGCAGCAAAACCAAAACCAGGTATGGCTTACATGAAGACTTCAACTGCAGCACAAGACAAAGCATACAACTCAAAGAATATGTAATTAAGGTGGGGACAATGACTGACAAATTAGCAATCGCCTGGTGCGATAACGGTATGGTTGATGGCAAGTTTATGCAAGGTGTTACTGATGTAATGCTCCATTCTGGAGTTGAAGTCACAACTACTTTGCGTAGTCAAGGTAATCAAATAGCAAGGCAACGTGACAAGGTAATTAACTACTGGTATGACAACAACAAATCTGACTGGCTACTTTGGGTAGATTCAGATGTTGTTATTAGCCCAGATACTTTTAAATTACTTTGGGATAACAAAGATGTTGAAAAGCGTCCAATGGTTACAGGTGTTTACTTTACAACTGACCAACCAGAAGAAACTTTAATGACACCAATGCCAACACTGTTTGACTTTGTAGTTAATGAGAATCAAATCGGCGTTAAGCGAATCCATCCAATGCCAAAGAATCAGTTAATGCAGGTAGGCGCAGCAGGTATGGGGTTCGTCCTTATGCACAGAAGCGTTGTTGACAGAATCAGAGCAGTCGTTCCAGAAGGACCATTGTTCTCAGATATTGGGCACGGTAAGAATTTTCTAGGTGAAGATATTTATTTCTTCGCACTATGTGACAAAGCAGATGTTCCACTATTTGCACACACAGGCGCAACAGTGCCACATATGAAACGATTTTCATTCGATATTAATTATTACAATGCTTTTATGGGTCCTCAAGAAGAACCAAAAAAGCCAAAGAGTAAATTGATTACTCCAGATTATATGAAATAGGAAGGTTAACAAATGGCACTAGGCAAAGCAGGAAGCAGTCTTACAGCAGAACTTAACAGGCTTGCTGGTATTACTGATGTAGCAAAATACCTTGATGCACAAGGTGCTGCGAATGTTTACGCTAGTACCACTGGCTTAGCCACTGTAGGAGCACTCAACATTAAAGTGTCAAGTTCTAGAACTAGGGACAAGTTCAAAGATATTGATGGCGTGTGTAATGAATTGGCTGGAACAACTGGTCTAGCAGCACCTGCTGCATTAAGGAGCATCAACCTCTAATGGCTAATACTCTAACTAATATGATTGATGAAACACTTATCAATCTAGCAGGTTATACTTTTCAACAGGACCGTTCAACCTATCTTGCTACACCAATTACAACTACAACATCATCAAGTGCTTCTCCTTTGATTATGACTCTTGGTTCTACTGATTCAGTGGGCAAGGGCATTATTGAAATTGATGAAGAACTTCTGTGGGTGGACAACTATGACCGCATTGCTAACACAGCAACCGTGGCTCCATACGGTCGCGGCTACTTGGGCAGCGTTGCTGCTACACACATTTTAGATACCAAAGTAACTATCAGCCCAACTTTTCCACGTTTATCTGTTAAGCGAGCAATCAACGACACAATCAATGCAATGTGTTCTTCAATCTTTGCTGTAAAATCGTATACATTTACATTTAATTCTGCAGTATCAACATACGTGCTCGCTAATTTAAATGTTAAAAATATTCTTTCAATCTCTTGGCAATCAATTGGTCCATCAAAAGAATGGATTCCAATTCGCAAGTATGACTTTGATTCGTTAGCAAATGCTGAAGCCTTTGGTTACACTACTGGCACAGACCAAGTTCAAACTATTACTTTAGGTCAGGCTCCAATTTCTGGCAGAACTGTAAAAGTTACGTATGCTACTAACCCTCCACCATTTACTAGCAATGACCAGGACTACGTAACTCAGACAGGATTACCAGCATCTAGTAGAGATGTAGCAATTCTTGGAGCATCTTACCGAT